GCTCATCAAAATTTTCTTTAAACTCTTTCGAGTCAAAATTATTAATAATTTTTTTAAATTGTCTTCTGGCTAATAAATAAGACTGAAGATAGTTTGATTCTTGTGAAAATTCTTGTTTTCCCATATTAATCGAAGTATAGTGTTATTTTATCTTTGTAATTACTATAAGTATCCAAGTTAAAGCCCAAAGCTATCATTTTGTGCACCATTTCATGATCATACATATTTGAGTTGATTTGGTTGATTGTTTGATTATCTTTATGCATTTTTGTGCATTTCTCGCCTACATCGTAAATCTTTTCTCTTATTTTCTTGGATGAACTCTTACAATATTCTTTGCAATGTATTTGAGAAAGGTCTTTTTTTAAAAAATATATTTTAATTTCATCATTTTCTATATCCCAGCCTACTCCATACCAATCAAAATCACTTGGAGCTTTGGGAGATATATTTAGAGAATTTAACATCTTTAACGCATTTTTTTTAAATAAATCTGGATTAGTTTTTGTTCCGACAATAAATCGAGAAGCGTTAATTGAAGAGCCTTCTGCACTAATTACAAAAGAATAGCAAGAAAGGTGTTCATTGTCATGAATATCTTTTTCGGTTACATTATCTAAAGTCTCTGTCACAAAATCATATTCAGATCTGCTTATGTTGGACATAATTGAATATATATTTTTTTGATATGTATAAAACAAATCTTTAATTCTGGGCAACATAATATATTATAAACCAAGCAAACAAAGTGTAAAGAACAATATGGCAGAGGGAATAAATCAAAAAGTAGCAACTGAGGCAATGTCTCTTGAACCAAGCCAGATATTGGAGTTTTATTTGATATATTATGCTTGGCCAGAAGATCAAAATAGTGTGTTAGCTTTGACCCCTACAATAAGGAATCTTTCGAATAGAATTATATGGCAAGGGCAACAATTTATATCCTTCCCAATGGAAACTAGCGGTTTTGAAGTAAAGGGCGACAATAGTCTTCCTAGACCTAGAATAAAAGTAGCAAATATAGATTATTCTATATCAAAATATCTAAAAGTGCATAATAATTTAATTGGGGCGAAAGTAGTAAGAAAAAGAACTTTTGCTAGATTTTTGGATGATATTAATTTCCCAGGAGGTGAAAACCCGTATTTCCAAGTGGGCACTTCGAGTAGTGATGCTTCTAGTACTTCGCATTTGCCAGATCAAACCTATTATATAAATAGGAGAATCACAGAAACAAAAGATCTTGTAGAACTGGAATTATCTACTGTTTTTGAATTAGATAACACTTTCCTGCCAAACAGGAATGTTTACGCAAAATACTGTACATGGGTATATAGAGGTTGCGGATGTCTTTATCAGGGCGTACCCGTAAAAACAGCAAATGATGAAGATTTTGAAGATTCTTCTGGCAACCGAGTAGAAATAGAGGAAAATGAGTTTAGAGGCAGATGGAAAAGTGGAGACAATTACAGTAAAAAAGATTTTGTATATGTAGAAGTAACCAATCATGACATTTCGAATGATGATTCAGAGAGCTCTATAAACAACGCTTCAATAAAACCATTGAGAACTTTTTATGTTTGTGTTGCATCTAGCGCGAGTGGAAATGAAGATTTCCCGCCAATATCTGATAAATGGCAGAGGGACGAATGTTCAAAAAAAATATCAGCTTGTAAACTACGATTTGGCAAAAACGGACTAAGATTTGGAGGATTTCCAGGAACTCATGCATACCCACCTAAAGGATAGTTTTAAGAGGGATTTAATCGAATACGCTAATACGGACCCAAAAAGAGAAGTTTGTGGCTTTATTTGCTATAAAGATGGAGAATTAATCTTTAAGCCCGCCAAAAATCATTCGCATGATGATGACATATTTATAATTAATCCAGCGGATTTTTTGCAGGTAAAATTAAACGAGGGTTTATTGGCTATATTTCACACTCATGTAAGTGGCAGGGAGGATCCATCCGAATATGATATAAAAAGTTCAAAAAACTGTCTTTATCCATTTTTAATATACTCTTTAGCTACAGAGAGATTTAATTTATTTGACATGCCTAATTTTCATAGATCAGAAAAAGGTGTAATAATGTTAAAGGAGTATTTGGATGACTAACGTAATTATACACGGAGAATTTGGAGAAATTTATGGAACAAATCATAAATTTAAAATAAGTAAACTTTTGGAGGTTACTAACGCTTTAGAGGCTAATAATCCAGGAGTTAAGAACTTTTTGCTTTCTAAATTCAAGGAAGGTGTGAGTTATGCATTTATAGACCCCAAAAACCCAAATAAAAAATGGGAACAGGTTGATGAGTTATCTTCTGCCAGTGCCCCTGAGGAAATACATATTGTTCCAACCATAACTGGGGCGGGCATTTTCACAGCCATAGTGGGCTTTGCGCTGGGTGTCGGTGGTTTTGTAGCGGGTGCTTTAGGAGCTTTGGGGACAGCTTTAGCAAGTGGTGGATTTTTAGCAAATTTAGCAATTGGACTCTTAATTCAAGGCGTTATGTCTTTATTATTCCCAATCGAGACTCCAAAGCCTCAGACAGCAGAAAGTAAAGTTGACATGTCTAGCTATATTTTTACTAATTTAGATAATAATGCGGTTCAAGGCTTTGCTATACCATTATTATATGGAGAACTACGTGTTGGATCTAATGTTATTTCAACAAATGTTACTAGTGAAGATTTAGGATAATGGGTTTTTACAAAAACATATTTAACAAAAAGATAGTCATAGCTGGTAGAAGTAAGGGAGCTTCACCTTCTTACTTGATGCCGCCAGATGGGACTAATGCCAAGCAGGGATATCAAATATATTCAGCAGTAGATCTACTGTGTGAAGGTGAGATTGCAGGTTTAGTTAGTCAAGAAGGCAAAATTTTAAATGGCGGAAATGACTCAAACCCCAGGCACAGCGTAAAGAAAGACTTTAATAGTGAGAATAATAAGTTTGGGGGAAATACTTTATCTATTGATCAGGGAGTTTATTTTAATGATACGCCGTTGAGAGACGTTGATGGCAATTCAACTCATTCTAAATATCTTATTCAACTTAGGACGGGAAAAATTTTACAGGGGAGGTCTTTTGTCATGCCCCATCCAGAAAGGTTAATGAAGGTGTCTGCCCCAATTAAAGGGCCATATAGCATGGCGCAGGTCATGGAAACGAGGTCAAGAACTAACAGATACGGTCAAACAGAGTATTATCAAGTTGATGTCAGTAGAAATGGCGCCAGAACAGGTAGTGGAAGTAGAGACATAAGATCAGAAGGCACGAGCGATAGAGACTTTGTGGGTTGGCAAAACTATGTACCAATAGAAAAAGCTGCTAAACCATACACGTACACAAACTATGATAAAGATATAGATCAAGTAGACATAGGTTTACAAATAGACTCCCTAAGCGATACAAAATCATTCTCTACTAAAAGCGAAAATCAAGCGGGTAAAAGTAAAATGGGTACGCCTATGCCCCTAACAATAACTTTTCGGGTTGAAGTCGGGAAAGCCGATAAAGATGGAAACTTAATAATGTCGAAAGCGGTGTTTGTGGTTAGGCCTGGAAAGGGCAAAACAATAGGAGAGGGAGAGAATACATTATCGGTAAGAGGAATTATTACAGCTCCATATACGGTAACTTTAGAAGGTATTAATTTACCAGTACTGCAGCCAACAGATTTATATAATTTTGTAAAGATACATAAGCAGCAGCACGAAACAATTTCTAATTTAGTTAATAGAGATGGCGGGATAGCAACAATAACAGAAAGATATTTAGAAACATTTTACTATCCTGGAAGTTGCTATGTAGCAAGTCAAATAGATTCTCAATATCATCCACAAGTTCCAGCAAGAACATTTAGGCTTAAAGGTAAAAAAATAAAAATCCCTTCGAATTATACCCCAACTCTTTCTAACGGGGAAGACCGTAGATTTTCAGATCGACAGCCGACTTCAGCTCAGGTTACTTCTTTTAAAGTTGTAAATGATGATGGTGGTAATAATTCAAACGATGGAGAGGGAAATTTCACGCCAAATGGAACTTCACAAGGTTCTACAAAATGGAGAGACAGTTCAAATGGGCATGAAATTTATAAAGTAAAAAATGAAAATGACGTTTTTGTTTGGGTTTACACAGACACCGATAGCAATCCATTTTTTGTTTCAGAATTTATCGTAGGAGCTACTAGCAGTTCGGCAGAATACCCTTGGAATTCCAGCCCGAATTGGGCTCATTTTACAAATGGAGGAAGTAATCTTGAAGGCTTTAATGAATTAATATTTTCAGATTTCGGACCACAGCAAGTAGGCACAAGGGGGAACCAAATATACCAAGGAGATTGGGATGGAAGTTTTAAATATGCTTGGTCTGATAATCCAGCTTGGATATATTATGATATCTTAACTAATAAAAGATACGGCTTAGGATCTTATCTACGAGATATAGATATTATAGATAAATGGACTCTTTATGAAATAGGCATGTATTGTGATGCAGTGACGATGAATGACGGAAGCAAGACTACTAATGAGATGGGAGGCCCTGGTAAGTTTATCGGAGTAGATGATGGATTTGGTGGACTTGAACCTAGATTTAGTTGCAATATATTAATGAAGGATCAAACGGACGCTTTTGATGCTATCCAAAACCTAGCTAGATCGTTTAGGGCTATGACGTACTTTAATAATTCTTGCGTTTCTATCAAGGTGGACAGGCCATATCTTTTTGAAGACTTCAATAACACTTTTGTACTTAATTCGGCACCAAAAGAAAATAAATTTCCGCCTCATTTAATTTTTAATAATTTAAACGTTAAAGACGGAATATTTTCATACGCGGATGTAGATAGACAAACAAAGCTGTCAGCCGTAGAAGTTTCTTTTCTAGATAAAAGAAATAATTTTACATCTCAGACAGAATACGTAGAAGATCCTGAAGCTATAAAAACCGTAGGATTAAATTTTAAACAAATAGAGGGTGTTGGAATTACATCTAAGGCTCAAGCCCACAGATTAGCAAAGTATATTTTATTTGAATCGCTGCATACCACCGAAACAATATCTTTTAATGCTGGATTTGAGGCTCTTTTAATTCAACCAGGAGATATTATAAGGGTTGAAGATGAGATGAGAAATTTTACTCGAAACTATGGAACAGTTTTGGGCGCAAGCGGAGTAACTACTTATTATGATCCAGATGGAACTACAAATCTAAATACATTAGATAATGGAAAGGGGCCAACAGCTATAATAGTTGAGCCAGCAATAGGTAGTGATTTAACTGATTATGTAACTGGAGGAAATATACATCTATATAATCCAGTAGGTAAGTCTGGAATTGAAGACTTTTATAGAAATCCAACATCAAATAATGAGCTATACAAAGAAATACATAATCCGCAAGTAATCTCTTTGAAAATAAAACCTGGCGGTTTGAATTCTAGTTATAAAATTATAGATAGTGGTGTTGCTATATTTGTCAACCAGACCGAAACTTTTGTTAATGGAGTTGAAGAAAGCCAATGGTTTTCAGACAAAGATGCAAATATATTACACGGATCAATTTATAATATTGATTCAAGTGGAAGAAATCCAAAATACTATAGAGTATTAAACATATCAGAAGATAAAAATCTAGGATTTAATGTATCAGCAACGATACATCATACTGGTAAGTTTAAATTTGTAGAAGAGAATATATCTTTTGATTTGGATCCAGGGACATTCCAACCAAATCTTACTCAAACAGAAGTTGTTAGACCTAATTTGCCAACTTTTACCACGGGCACAAACGGGGTAGCGGGCACCTCTTTCTCTGCTGGAATCAATAAATCTTTAAATCTAAATTTAACAATAACTGACCCAGGCACAAAAGTGCCAGAAAAATATATAATTATTTTAGAAGAACCCGATTCAACTACAATTGTTACTGAAGTTTTTAAAAGTAATAGCACGGTAACAAATGTTACATTAAGTGGGGACTCTAAAATAGATCAAATAGGAACTTATAACGTAAGTATATTTTCCGAAAACACCACACCAGTGATTGCCAGAACAACTACATCAGTTGGAACTTCCTTTACTACTGAAATCGATGATTTTACTGAATTTAATAACCAAGACGCTTTTACTGAATACTCAAATATATCTATAGAAACAGATTTTAATTCTGATTTTGATAACAGCGCTGAAACTGGATCTGCTCAAAATTCTTTTGCCGAAAGCGACAGCACCATAAATGCAATTGTAGATTTAGAATTTGAAGATATATTTGGAAATGTTGGGGCTGATGTTCAAAGAACTGTTACAGAACAAAAAATAAATATATTAGATAGCCAAGGAGTTTTAAAACAAGAAAACTTTAAAACTTTAGCAAACGATAGCTCTTTTACAATATATAATGAGCAAATTAATGAAATATTTGGATATACTGGAGACGGAAAATATAGAGTACCCCCAGGGCTGAGCTTCGAAGTGGGCAGCTTTACTATACCAGCAAACAATAGTAGTAATAAGATCGTAACTTTTGAAAGCGATTTCGCTGAAGTTCCAGCAGTATTTACTCAACAAAAAGTGAGTGGTTCTTTTAACGACGTATATAGACCGCTAGGTAGAATATTAACTAATAGTAATACTAATAATTTTCATGTACAATCATTGGATGATTCCCCTCGTAAGAATATTCATGAAACTAATTATTCATATGTAGCCTCTGAAACTGGAGTTCATTTAGTCGATTCCAAAAGATTAGAAGTTAATTTTGTAAACAAAAATAATACAACGGGGTTTCAAGAAGTATCATTTGCGCAGAATTTTTTATCTCCACCTATAGTTGTTATACAATTACAACAAGATGGGGGCACTGCTTCTGAGCGGGAGACTTCTCGAACCTGTATAACTGGAGTAACTGCTGATAAATTTCATTTTGCCGCCTACCAAGATAATGGAGTCGCAGCAGGAGGTACGGGCAAATATGCTTATATAGCGATAGATCAAGCAGCCGTTAATAATACAACAGCAAGTGATATGAGCAGACAAGTATTAAATTATGCGGCGACTGGAATTCAAAATTATTCTTTTGGTGATCCAATTTTAAATGAATTTAACGGCTCAGAAGCTTCGGTTACAAATAGTAGGTACAACCACGATCAATACGCGGTTCTATGCCAAAATTCTGGAACAAATGCTGATTTAGAAGAAAAATTTTTCGTAGTACATGAAACAGGTGGTCAAAATAGACTACATCAACAAATGATTATAAGTGGACTGCGCAATGGCATAAGGTCAAGCCAAACCAATGGAGCCAATAATCATATTTTATTAACTGGAACTGATTTAACTGTGGGAACTGGAGATTTTTTCATGTTTGCTTGGGCTAAATTTGAAACGACTCTTGACGGAAAGCAATATTTGCTAGAATCTCATAAAAATGGAACTGGAATAGCTTGGTTTCAATCTGGCGATGGAAAAAACTATGTGAATTTAAATGGAGTAGATCATCCAGTTTCAGAGGGAGCTTCTTTAAATGATGGAAATGTACATGCTTTGTATGTTGAAGTAGAGAGAGGTGTCGCTGCAAGAGGGTATGTAGATAATACGCTCTCAAAAACAAATACTCAAATAACTCAACATACTACTGGATTTACTGTGGCTAACGTTGGAAGTGGGATGGTGGACAATCCAAACAGTTTCGATGGAGATTACACTGGAGGAGGAAGCTTGTACCAAAACACTGTAACGAGTGGCTTAAGAATAAGAAAGGTGAGCAATAGCCTCGGTCTTGGTAGTTGGCTACTACAAGATGAAGATCCAGCCAACACTTACTCTCATGACAAAATAGCTTGGTATGCAGATTTGGGAGTCATACCGCATCCTGCCGTTGTTACATCGACTGCTAATTGGAATGCAGGAGATACAATTCAAGATGGCACTATAACAAATAGCTCTGCCCCAACATTTTCAGATTTTCTTTCAGAAAGTTTCGACGCTCAAACAGGCTTTAAGGTATTAGGTAATTCTGAATTAGTTGGGAATGCTTTGACAAGCGGCCATATACAAAAATATATCGGATTAAGAACTGGGGCTTTTGTCAACAATTCTACAAGAACTCATCATGCAAATATTAGCACCAATACTTTTAAAAATGCGATGGATCATAATGCAAAGACAAAATTTATATTAGACGTAAGTGGTGAAAAATATTTTGAAGACATTTCTACCAACAATACAGCTAGCGGAAGTATAGTAGGGTCTATAGAAAGATCTCAAAAAATAATAGATAGAAGCATACAGGGTAATTTTAACTTTATACAAATAGGAGTAACAGGCACATTATGATATTTAACGAATCAGTTATAGGTAACCATCCAGCTTCATCTGGTTATATAGTAGAGTGTTTTGTTAAAGGAGGCGAAGTGATTGATACTGATCCGTCGGTAGGTTTTCCTAGTGGTTCTGGCAGACTGAAAATAGAGTTTCCTGAATTTGCAATTACTGGATTAGAATTTCAAGGAAAAAATCTATTACTCGCCCCTACTGGAGAAGAATTTGAAGACAAACTAATGGACGGCATAGAAATTCTGGAAGCCAATATAAATTTAAAGGCTTTCTTTTCTGGAGATTTAAATGGGGCAACTTTATTAGCCTCTCAAAATATAAAAAAAATAGATGTTTATACTGGAATTGACGAAAATTTTGCACCTGATTCATTAGGCTTCAGCAACAGAGTCTCTGAATTTCCTGTCAACCTATCTTCTGGAGAACAATCTTTTAATGTAAATGTAATTTCCGCAGATATAGACAATAGAGTAGAAGAGAATATATTTTATAAAGTTATACCTAATGATTTTTTAACATTTGCAGATGCATCGTCTGCTGTAAGTGGAGTCATGTTTAGTGGATTTCAAACTTTTCCAAAAATAGATAGCAACAATGTTTCAGGCGGAAAATTCGTAATAACCAGATCAAATGCAAATGATATAAGAGTGGGCAGAGGACAAACTGTAGAAATCTTTGAGTCATGTACTATAGTAATCGACGATACCATACCTTTGGATTTCTACGCTCCGTTCAGAATGAGAACAAATGGTGCAGTAACATTTTCTGGAAGTGGCATAGATATTAAAAGTAGCTCAACAGACTTTACCGTTTCAAACAATAAAATTACAATTCCTACTCAGCAAGAATTCTCAGAATTTGATGTTGCTTGTTTGTTAGACGGAAACGACGTTAGAACTGGTTTTATAGTAGGAGAATTATAATTCTTTTAAATAAATACTTTCGATATGTTTATATTTTTTTCGAGTATATAACCTCTTTAATTTATCTGGCATTGAGTTTTCTAAATGAATCATTGCTATTCTTTTGCACCCTATAGATTTTGCATAAGTCTCAAATTTATTAAGTAGTTTTAGTCCAGCTCCTCTATGTTTTTCATCTACATACCAAAAAGCTTCAGAGCAACAAAGAGCGCCATCTTCAAGGGCTGGGCTTATTAAAAAACCCAAGGCACCTATAATTTTTCTATCGCTCTCTAGGGCAAATATTTTTCCCTTTTTAGATCTGATTAATTCTTTCCAAGTTGGAATCCAATTTTTTTTAACACCATTTAAATCTTTTTTATATGGTAATATTTTATAAAAATTTATTAAAACACCTCTTAATTCTAACAATTCAGAATCTGTTTTTACTTCAAAAATCATAAGAGCTTTAACAACTTACGGCATTCCTTGGCAGGAACGTCTTTATAGTCCGACCACTCTTTA